TGGCGATGGTGGAGGTTGTCCGCGTCCAGCCGCCTGCGGTGCGGGCCACACCCACGCGGGCGTAGCCGGTGTAGCTGATCTCGTTGGTACTCTGGTTGCCCGCCTCTCCAGGGTCTGCGCTGTGCAGCGAAATGTAAAACGAACCCGCCGTGGCTGAGTTCTGCAGGCCAGCAGCGTCCCCGATGTCGGCCCAATCGACGTTCAGGAACAGAAGGTCGAGGAGTGCCGCTTCGGCGGCGTTGGTCATAGACATGGTATTTCCTTACGCCAAAAACTTGAGTTTGTAGATTGAGGACAGGTACTGTCCGACGATCTCGTCAATGATGTTCTGCAGCGGCGTGTCGTCCTTCTTGCACACGTCGTAGCGCATCTTCTCGACCTCGGACAGCGAGTCCTCCAAGAACTCCAAGATGTTGCCCGTTTTCTTGGCGCTCATCAAGGTGATCGGGCCGATCAGCCCGTGCCGACCCTGATACGCCTCGGCAAACTTGTCCGTCAAGTCCAAGATGTTGTCGTAGAACTCGTTGAGCGCCGAATGCTTGGAAAACGACCTGGTGTTCAGATGCACGCTGTGGGCCACGTCGCGGGCCAGAAACAGCGTGCCGACAAAATCCGCGCAACTCATACCGGCGCTCCCATCGGCTCGCCCATCGGCATCTCAGCCGCGCGCTGGTTGACCACCATGTCGCCGACCGTCATGACGTCGCGCAGCGTTTGCATGACGACCTCCTGCACTTGTTCAGGCTGCATGCCCGCGGCCATTGCCTGCAGTCGCCGTGTCTCGGCCTCGTACGCCTTGACCTCGGCGTCCGTCTCAGCCTTGAACTTGTCAATCTCCAGCTTCTGGGCCTCCATCGACTGGTTGACGCGCTGCAGCATGCCGGCCATCTGCTCCATTTGAGCGGACATCGCTTGCATCTGCTGGTTGGCGGCTTGCAGCGCCGGGTTCTCGTCCGCGTCGCTCATGATCTGCGGGTCGATGGTCTTCTCAAACCGCTTGGCAAGTTCCTGCGCGCCAGGCCAGTCCATGTTCTTGACGAACAGGTCGCCGGCCACCGCCCACAGTTGCGGGTTGGTCTGCAGCAGTTGAGCCATCGCCTCCAGCGCCTCCTGACGCTTGGTCGCGTAGCCCGGACCCGTCACCACCACCACGTCGTATTTGCCGACGTTGGGGTTGTAGATCTTGTCGATCACGATGCCCTGCTGGTTGACAATCTTGCGCACCGGCTCAGGCTGCATGGGACTCATCTTGACCATGCTGGACTCGCCATCCTCGCCAATGATGCGAGCGATGCGTTCCGTGTCGTAGATCTTGGGGATCAGATCCACCAGTTGGCGGGTAACATGACGCACAGCCCGAGCCAGATTATCAACATAGTGGTACGTCCCCGTGTCGCCTTCACGCTGGCGGGCCAGGATGGCCTTGCCTGAGCGTTCGTTGCTTTCTAAGCCCAACGATGCGTTGTACTGCCCCGTAGTGCCCTTGATGTCCTCTGCAGCCCCCATCTTGGCCTGAATCAGGCCCGTTTGAGCCATCGGAGGCATGGCGCGCTGCGGCAGCGGCAACGTGTTGCCCGCGCCGTCCGTCACGTCAGGGTTGACCTCCAAATACGGCCAGTTCTGGGTGTTTGCAGTCTTCCATTGGTTCTCGTACCCTTCAAACTGCCCGCCGTAGCCGATGAACGGTGCCTTTGGAGCCAGCGCCAGCATCTCGGCCTCTTGGCTGGTCCAGTAGTTGTACATCCGCTGGGCATCCTTGGCGTTGCGCACCAGCCCGGAGACGTACACCCGCCCATCAACCTCGTACTCGTTGCCGACCACCCGCACAACGGGGATGTACTTGCCGGCCCACTCTTGCTCCTCAAGGATCTCGTAACCGTTGATCTTGCACCACTTGACGCGCTTGCGGTCGGCCTGGCGCGAGCGAATCGGCTTGCCGAACATCGCCTTGAGTTCCTTGTCCTCAAGCGAGCCGGCAAACGCCGTCTGGTTGCCGGGGTACAGGTTCAGCGTGGCGGTGTCGTAATCGACGTAGAAGTACTCAGCGATGCGGATCGTGTCGTCGTTGATCCACTGGCTCAGGGACTGGTCGCCCACACCCAGACTCATCAGCGTGTTGGCCGGTGACGCCTTGGGGTACAGCCGGTGGTACTCCTCGCGGGTGATGTCCTCAGTGATGAAGCACCACTTGGCGTCAGCCCCGCAGGGGTCTTGGATCATCGGGTCCATGTAGACCGAGAACGAGTTGCGCACCCGCCCGATCTTGATGTCCTGATCGAAGGTGTTGTCGTCGCAGTACTCGGTCAGGATGCGGATGTAGCCCTCACCGAACGACACCTGGTTTTCGCAGGCCGTGTCGTAGGCCACATCGGCGTCAGAGATGTACTCAATGTGCCGCACCACGCCGTCAAAGATCTCCGCGACCTCAATGTCGGCTTTGTCGTCGGCCGGAATCACCTTGCCGCTGGGGCGGTTCTGCCGCTGGTCGTTGGTGACCTGCCGGACGTGCTGCGGCAGCTTGTTGATCGTCAGGCACGGCCTGGCGTTGATCGTCTGCCCTTGCACCGCGCCGCGGGTGGCCAGAACGTCTGCTGGCCACTGCCAGTGGTTGTCCGGACTGCCGGCGAAGAACTTCAGGTCGTCGATTTCGTCTTCCCGGCTCTCGCTGTAGGCCGAAATTGCCTGATTCAGCCGGGTACGGGCGGTGGCCAAAACGTCCGATTCGGACTTGTTCTTGCCCCCGCCGCCGTTGGCGACGGCTGCTGCGGCGGTGATCCCCGTGTAATCGGCCATTACGCCCCCATCCAACTCGCCGACATTTGGCTTCTGTCGCGCATTGTAAGCGTTCTGGGGCGGTCCACGCGCTCTCTGGAGGCCACAGGAAAGGCGAACGTGACCGCCAGTGCGTCAGCAGCGTCTGGAGAGGCCAATCCGCGGGCTTTCATGTCCTTTTTTGACTCCAGATAGATCGTTCCGCTGCTGTCAGGCTTGGTTTTCGGCCCCGTCAGGTCCGTTTTAAGCTGCCGGTCCTCTTTGATGGCCGCGCTGCGCAACCAATCGCGCATCGCACCCCACATTTCGGCTCGTTTGTTGCCCCACATGACTTGGTTCTTGGCTTTCCAGCCAAAATTGACGCCGCGCACCTTATACCGCTGCTCGTTCAGCCTGTCAAGGATGCCGTACCCCAGCCCGCCCTCGTCCAGCACCACCAGCGTAGGCTTAAAATCCTCAATCGCCTCTATGACGTGCCCCACCACCGTCATGGTGTCGTCGCCGCGGTAGCGCCGGATCTCCACCAGGTCGCGCCCTTGCCTGGCCACGATGACGGTCGAGTCCGACCCGCTGCGCGCCGGGTCCACGCCGATCACGATGGGCGCTCCGGGGTCTTTGTACTTGGCTCGCTTGAACGCCTCATCGACCAGCCTTGGCGCGATGAACTGCTCATCCCCCGTTGACGGGAACTCGCCGTAGACCTCAATCCGAGCCTGCGGGCTGTCCTCGCCGTACTCCTCAATGATCTGCTCGTAGACGCTCTTGTCCGTGTCCTCGACCGTGCGCGCGTCGATCTGCCGCGTGTTCCAAAACGCCCGCTTGACGTTGAAGCATTCGTAGAAGTACCCTTGGTTGCGCCGCGGGTTGCTGAACGCCAGCCAGAACCTGTGCGGCGTGTTCTCCGTGAAGAAACCCTGCGCCACGTCCCAGATCGTGTCCGGTATGCCGCTGGCTTCGTCGAAGATCAGCAGCACACCGTCTGAGTTGTGCAGGCCGGCGTAGGCGTCGGGGTTCTCCTCCGACCACAGCCGCCCCTCCGCGCCCCAGTACCGCGTGCCCTTGCGCAGGTCGCGTTCCACGATCTCGCTCAACCACTTGGCCGGCGTGATCCGCGTCGCACTGATCTCCCACCAGTGGCTGTTGATCAGCATCGCCAGCCATTTCGTGATCTCGGCCCATGTGATGCTGCGGAGCTGCGCCTCGCTGTTGGCCGACACGATGACGCTGGCGCCGATGCGCGTGGTCAGCATCCACACCACCAACCAACTGACCAGCGCCGACTTGCCGATGCCCCGACCTGACGCCGTGGCCATGCGCAGCACCTGGTAGGCGTCTATCGACCCGTTCTTGGCGATGTGGTCGCGGATGTCGCGCAGCACCTGACGCTGCCACGCGCGCGGCCCTTTGTGTTTGGCCAGCGGCGTGCCGTTCTCGCCCCACGGAAACGCAAAAAGGACGAACTTCTCAGGGTCGTTCGCTATCG